ATTGCATATCTTGTCTTGCCATAGCTGGATTCATAGAACCACCCATGTTTTTCTTAACTCTTTTTTTAGTAGATGTTTTTCCTCTTGGACAAGCTGTTTGTTTATTGAAATTTGCATTTGACATTATCTCATCACCTTTCCACCACCACGTAGTGCTTTACCGATTGATTTTGGTTTGCTTTTTTTACCAGCTCTTCCGCCTTTAGACATATAATCTACTACCCCCGGCATAAATTCTTTTCTTTTTTGTCCCATATTTCTAGATAGGTTTCCAGGCATTGTATCATCGTTGTATGCATCGTTAGATGTCATAGCTTTTACTGCTTTTGCCATTCTATCTTGTTTTGCTAGACTTGCACCACCAGCTGCACCGGATGCTAAAAATTTGCCATCAGTTAAACCAGTGTCCGTTCCTTTTAAAAGTTTTGCTGCAAGCAGCGCACCTCCAATACCTAATGCAGGTTTAGCAACTTTTTTTAAAGTCTTTTTAATTTTTTTTAGTATTCCCATAATAATTTTTCTCCAAGTTACTTATTCTTTATCAGATGTGTAGCCTTAAGTCCATAGACAGATGCAATTACACCGACAAAAATTGTTTGGTACCATAACGGTAAATTTCCAAAGTGGACGAAGAATAACTCCATTTTTTCCATATGTACAGGATTATCTGACCAGACACTCCATCCCAACATTACGATCGGGATTGACAATAAAATTAAAATAAATTCGTCTTTCCAATCCGATTGTCTAGATTCTAAAAGTTTACCCTGGTAGGCTTCAGTTCCAGCAGCCATCTTAGATGCATGCATTAACTGCGCATCAGACATAGCCATCTTAGTTCTCTGTTTGTTAGCGTATATTTTACTACCTGCAGAAACGGCTAATTTAATTGCCGATAACCACATGAGTTAGTACCACTTAACTGAAGATTTTTTAGATGCTAGCATTCTCTTTTGGCCACCAACTTTATTAATAGTCGGTTGTCCTAAAGGTACTTTGATCTCTACTCCGCCAGTTGCAAATCCATCTGAGTTAGTTTTAAGTGTATTAGTTCCATCCGCTCTTGGTGTATCTGATACAACTGGTCCAACGTAGTTTGGATTGTTCTTTGTAAAAAATGTTTTTGGTTTCATATTTTTCTCCTATGCTGTTATTATATACTATCTTCGAGGACCTTTCAAGATCCTTACGTCCATTTGTTTCATCATGTCATTTTCTCGTTTAGAGTCAATACCCATTTGAGTTTTAGTTAAAGAAGTGTCTGCTCTAAGTTCTGCTAGCTCTTCATTTTGCTCTAATTTCTCGTTAAACTGTTGTTGACCCATCATTTGCTTAGATCTGTCCATGTTTATTCTCTCTTCAGACTCTTTTCTCTCAGCTTCATCATTCATCGCTTTTAAATCTAGTTCTCTAGCTTTTAATTTAGCAATTGGGTCTCCACCGTACTCACCAGTGATTTTAGCTTCTTCATCTCTAAACTCTTCTGTTGATTCAGCAATTAATTTAGCCTTTCTAGACTCTAAAGCCATAGACATTTGCATAATCTGCTGTTGAAATTGTGGGTCTTGTTGCATTTGCGGATTTTGTTGTGCCATTTGTTGCATTTGCATTAATTTTTGTATCTCATCTCTAAATTCTACTTCTAACTGCTCTTGTGCCATTAGTGATATGTGTTCAAATATGTTTTTTTCTAAACTTGCCATTACTACAGGTGAATTTCTAGCAACATTACTTGCCATAAAGTTTAAATGAGTTGTAATATGTGCTTGATGGTCCTGACCTTTGAAAGCTTGGAAAGGTTTATTAGACATTGCAAGAATATTTTCAGTTGCAGGGTCCATTGGACTAGGTTCAACGGGTGGTGGTAAAATTTGATCAATGTTTTTTACACCAATTGCTTCATACATGTGTCTGTATGCTTCGTACAAGTTATGCATTCCAGGATTAGATTGAGCTAATTGTAATTCTGTTTGTGCCATTGATATTCTTTGTGACTGAGAAAAAATATTAGGATCAGCAACAGGTATAATATCTACCTTGTCATCAAAGTCCGCTACTTTAATATTTTTTTGTCCACCGACAACATCATATGGATATTCTGCTGGTAGGTAAGTTTTAAAAACTCCTGCCAATAAATTAAATTCACTCTTCATCGCTACATATAATCTTTTATGTATTGCTGACATGACTCTTGAACCACGTTCTAATAGAGCTATAGTCGTTCCAACAGCCGCCTGTTGATTGCCATCCCCGACTTGCATGTCAGCGATGGAGGCAAATCTTTGCCCTGCCGCAACTACCGTACCCATCAACTGCAATAAAGTCTGTGATGGTTCTTTAAATGGTAGGGGCATAAATGCATCTTTGATGTTTCCACCAGGTGCATCGACATCTCTGAATTCGCCAGGCTGTATTGACTGAGCCTCATCTCTAACACGTATTCCACGTTGTTTAAATCCTGAAGGTAAATTACTTAAAGTACCTGCATCTAGTAATTGTCTTAAGGCAGTGGTTGCTGTTCTAGACAGTCCACCGATCATATGAATTAAACCAAAACCATAAAAACCCATTCCAGGTAAAAATTTAAAGTGTACAAAATAATCCTGTCTTGCTTTAGTTGGATCTCCTGCTACATAGTTTCTTCTAATTGATAATACTTCTCTACTTCCAAGTTCGATTGTTACAATGTAGGGAAGTTTAATTCCTGTCTCTTCTCCAGTAGAATCTTTGTCTTCAAATCCTTCTAAATCTAGATCAACATGAATTTCTAGAACAGTAAATATATCTTCATCTCTAGTTCTTTTTACACCTTCTAGTTCTCGTTCTTTTTTTTCTACTTCTGTTTCTTCATTGTAGCCAGGTGTAAGTTCTATATCAACATAGAAACCTGATACTTGTTTTTTTCTTAAATCATTCTCTGACATTTTAATGACATGGATAATAGCTTCTGCATCTTGTAATGAAGTTGCAGTATAGGGAACTAATAAATCATCTGCTGGGACAAACTTTGAAACGGCTCTACCAAGTAGCTCATCGTAATAAACTTTCTTGAATGCAGAGCCGCTAAGAGGGAGATAAAAAAGCATTTGATCGAACTCGGGTTCATACTCTTTCATCACATCCATGATTTGATAGTTCATGAATTGTTTAACACGTTGTGCTTGGTCTTCTTTTTGTCTATTTATTAAACCAATAGTTTGAGTATGTACTGGGCCAGTAGCCGGTAATAACTCTTTATAAGCTTGTGCTTGAAATTGTGTAACGGCTTCGGCTAACACTGGGTGTGTTGCACCTGAAGCTCCTTGGAAAGGTTGTGTTGGGTTCTCATATTTAAATCCTAAAAGATCTAATCCTTTAGTATATGAATCTTCCCAATCTTTTCTAGCAGATTTATACGTCATGTAATTTTCTGCTAACTCTGAACCTAATTTTCCTAATACATCTTCTGGTAATAATTCTGCTAAGTTATCTCCATGGGCTTCTCCACCCGGTTGATTAACTGCTGATGGGTCAAAATTAATTGTAGCACTACCATCTTCTTCTTGGACAATATCAATATCATCAGGTCCAACTTGTGCTTCTTCGGTTTCTTGTTCCGAGATTGCTACTTCTTCGTCGCTAGGTGTTTTAATCTCTGTCTCTACGTTTGGTAGAGCTTTGTCCATATCTGCCATTTAATTTCTCCGAGTTCTCTATTGTTGTACTTTGTTTTACAGGAACATTCAACCCCTGTGAGTCTGGTCCTCTTAATGGTGGAATTTGATCGCGTTTAACATATTCCATATTTTTTACCAATGTTTTATTTTTAACCGTCATCGAATAGCCCCCTTCCTGCTTTTTTGTTTTGATACATTTCATATGCACTGACACCAGCCGATACTCCAAGTCCTGGTAATCCAAATCTTCTTGATACAGTTTTTAAAGCTGTTGGACTTATACCTAATCTCATAAAGTTTGCCATTTTTGGTCCAGCAAATCTTGTCGCTTCTTTTGATAAAGATCCGGCAAACGCAGGGCCTAAATAATTCATTGGGTTAGTTGCTATCTCGCCTGCTGAATCTCCATCAGCAATTTGTTGGCCGATAAATAAAGGCTCTAGTGCTAACATCC